TTTAAAACTATAAGCTAATTCGCCAGCCGATAAACTTGAAGGAACAGCTGTTCCTGTACTTCTTTTAATTTGAATCGTTTGAGACATAATATGTATCCTTAAAAATTGCCAGCATCAATCGTAATATTTGTTAAATTACGTGTTGAATTAATAAATGTAGTACCTCCGACAGCATATCCTACATTATTATTAAGTAATCCTGTCATTGTATCACCTGTTTTTTCTACAAATCCAGAGCCAGAAAATGATTGTGTTGCTACTGGTTCGCCTGTAACTTCATCAAAACCTAAAAATTTACCCTTACGTACATCCTTTAAAGGTAACTCCATAGTGCCTACAGCAGCATCTTGATCTTTTAATCGTAATGTTCTATTAATTGCAGTTTGTTGCTGATTACAAGCTAACCATAATCTGTCGTAATCATTGTTTACTTCAGCAGCTAAAAATGGCCCATTTGGTTGAAATACTGTATCTCTATTTAATTCCATAGCCATAAATATAGTTATGGCAGTACCTTGTGTTGGAAAAATAGGATTGTTATTGCTGTCTTTTAACGTAAATGTAATTGTTCCTCCTGAACCTACACCTACATTTTCAACGGTATAATCAGTATTTAAGGTTTGTAATACACCGCCTAGTAATACTTTTACGTCAGCAGCATCATTTAATTGAAATGTATAGTTGTATACATTCTGATCATTACCAGCGACATAATCGTTTCTAGTTGTATTTGCTGTTACTGTCATAAACCTAATTCCCTTTTTTGTTTTTTGCTTTCTGCATATATTTTTGCTTGCAAGTCAGGATATTCTTCTAATAACTGTGCTTTTGCCATTGATCTGTAATCTCTCCAAACTTCTTGTATTTGATCTGCTCTGCCACCTCTAGGCCCTGGCGTAAGTTTTAAATATTGTGATGAGTTTATTTTTCTTGTAAGAGCTTGTTTTAAAGAAACTCCACGTGCATCTCGCAATCCTTTACCTGCTGCTAACAAAATATATCTATCATATTGATCTGCATTTAATTCAATATAAACAGCATTTGGTAAACCCACAGATACTTGAATTGTTTTTCTTACGTTCTGCAAAGGCACTTGATTTCTTATAATTTCTCTAACTATTGGTTCGTCTGACTCTTTGCTTATATAAATAGGAGATAAAATATCTGGGCCAACACCTCCTTGCAACACAATCGGCTCACCAAAAACATTTCTTCTTGGAGGAAGATCATCTGAATATCCTGGAGTTCTTGATTTAATATTACTTATTAAACCATTTAAAAAATTATATGTACTGTCTTCATCAAAAATATCATCTTGTGCTCTCAAAGTAGGATCAATTTCACGAGCGAGTCCAGCTGCACCTGCTGGCACTATAGTTCCACCAAGTCTTTCAAAATATCTTTTAAATTTTCTTTCATTTACTTCTTGATTGTCAGAAGCCGTTGCAAATAATTCAAAAAATTCTGTTAAATTTCTAACGTATGTTTTGCTAATCATATTTTGACCAACAGATGCAGCACTTGCTGTTGCTAGTTGACCTACACTAAATTCATCTGCTTGACCCATAATTTCTGTAATATCCGCTGATAAACCAAGTAAAGCACCTACAGGATCAAGTCTATTGTAAGCATAATATGTATCGCCTATTTTAATTGAATAAGGTTGCCATTTTCCTGCTTCTCTTTGGAATTTTTTCATATCGTTATTTATTGGCCCTGCTCCTGTAATATGTCCATTCATAGCTAAATCTGCCATTGCAGCCATTATCATAGAACCAGCCATCATTCTACTTCTTGCAAGCTGTGCTTCTGCACCTCCTTCTTTAATTGCTTCTTTATAAGATTTTGTGTAACGAGCAAGTGGTGTTCTTTCTAATGAATAGAAAAAAATATTTGTAGGCGTTCTTAAAAATGGCACGACAACTCTTCTAAAAATACTTTTATTTCTTATTTTTTCTGCTAACCTAGCAGTTCCTGTTAATTGATTTGTAAATGTTTGATATCGTGACGCATCAACAGCTTTATATTTAATATTTTCAGGAGGATTTTCTATAATTTCTAATATTCTTTTACCTGCTGCTTCTCCATCTAAACCTTCTTGATATGCTTGCCTATAGGCTTGTGCATGTAATTCCATTCTATATCCGACTGCTTTAAAAAAAGCATCTTCAGCCAACAAAAATCTTCCAGGTAATCTTGTTGCATTACCAATAAAATCAATTCCTTGACCTACTGCTCCTGATGCTTCAAAAGTTTCTGCTGAAATTGATCTTTGATTAGATACTTCAATTTTTTGCAATGGGTCTGTTGTTTCTCCTGTTTTAAGAGTTTGCCAACCCATTCTCATTCCGTCTTTTATTCCTTCAATCATTCCTCTTAATTGAGCATTTGCTTCTCCTGATGGAATTTCATCACCAAGATATGATGCCAATTTTCTTTCTAAAGGTTGCATTGTTGCAACAAAAGCATTTGACGTAATATTTACCATATGAGTTTGTGGATTAGACAGAAGGCCTTGATTAATCCATGCTTCAAATAACATATCTTTTGATGTTGCTTTTCGTGCTTTGTCTACAAATTTATTTAATTTTTTTGGATCAATAACAGAAATCATTCTAGCCATTTCTTGTGCCATATCAGCACCACCTGATGCTGCTAACGCTTCAGATATAAGACGTTCTTGTTCTTTTGAGCTTTTTGCCATCACGTTAAAAGAATTTAAAGCTCTACCTGCTTCTGCCGTAAGCCCTGAAACTTGTGATTGGATAGCTTGATGTTGTGCTATTGCTCTTTTAAATAATGCTAATGCTTCTTCGCTTCCTTTATTTTGCATAGCTTCTTTTGCAAAATTAATTACATTTTTTCCTGAAGCATCTAATATTTTTCTTGAGGCTAATATTTGTTCTGCATTAAAGGCTTCGCCTTTTTTTCTTTGTAATAAATCTTCAACTGTCATTCCCAAGTCATCAGCAAGTTCTGGTAAATCTTTATTTCTAATAATTTGTCTTCTTGCTTCATTTATATTAACAGCATCTGCTTCAGCAACAGTATTAATTAAACTTTTTATATCTTCTGTAGTATCTAATTTTGATAAATTAATATTTTTTGCAGCTTTTTTTGGTGCTTTTTTTGCTCCTGTTTTGTATTCTGGTATTTCAATAGCTATTGATTTTTCATTTGCAATATCTTGTAAAGGTATAAATTCTTGATTTTCTAATTCAACATCAATTTTTTCTTTAGGTTCTTTTGCATCTTTAATTTCTTGTTTTTGTTTTTTGTATGCTTTAACTAATTTAACGCCTTGCACTAAAGGTTCTATAGCAGTACCAATAATTAATCCTTCAACTGCATTTTTAAATTTACCTTGTGCTTCTGTATCGTTTGGATCAGATGCAAGATATTCTGAAATAGGATTTTCTAGCGCTGGAACTTCCTGCATCATATCTGACAATCTAGCTTCATGTGCATCAAAAACAGCTGCATCTGCTATGGCTCCAGCACCAGCCGATCTTTTTATGTTACCTACAACTCCTACACCTTTTAATAATTTACCTGCTGGTATAAACCCTGTTAAAAATTGAGTAATTGACCTTACTCCTTGTCCTGTAACTGTTTTAGGGTCTCTAATAAGTTGCGTTGGTTCACTATATCCTTCAGAAATTACATAATATTCTTTTCGTTCTGGATCGTAGATACCTCTTTCTGATGCTGTGCGACCTTTTCCAATATATTTTCTTGAACCTGCAACATCGTTTTTATCAACAAATAATTCAAATGTTTCATTTACTGCATCTGCAAAACCACCTACTGCTTGCAAAGGTGCTTCAATAACACCTCTACTTACATCACTTACAACATTTTTTGTAACATCAAAAGACTTTTGTAAAACAGTTTTTTCTTCTCCTTCTTGTTTTTTTCTTAATTCTTCTCTTTTTTGAAATTGCTGATAAGGAGTCAAATCAGAATTTTGTCTGGTATTTAAAATTTTGCCTGTTAAATCATCGTTTTCAAATTCAACAAAAGATAATATTTCTTCAACATCTACATCTATTTGATTTATATTCAATGTCGTAGTCATTTATTGTTGTCCTGTTTGAAAAAATTTTAAATAATTTTGATATTCCTTAAAATTTTCTTGTTGTTTAAAACTTTCTTTAATTTCATCATACAATGCATTATAAACTGCTTCATCCATTGGATATCCTTCTTTTTCTTCGTTTTGAGCACGCTGGTCTAATGCATTTATTGCTTCTTGTTCTGTTGCAAAACCTGACTGTATAATAGGTATAAGTTGATATAAACTTTGGAACACTTCTTTAGGGTCTTCTCCTGATAAAACTCTTTCATCATAAACTAACAATAAATCTTGTTGTTGTTTTAATTTTTCTAAATCAATTTTTCCAGCATAATTTTTTGGAACAAATGCATTTTCTAAATATTCACTAAATCTTGCTGCTGCTCCTGCTTTTAAAATTCCTTCCTTGTCTTGAAAATCATCTATACTGTTTTTTATTCGTATAGCTGTTGGCACTTCTACCCCTACACCTACCTCACTTTCTAATAATTGCAAAGCCTCATTTGGATTTTTTTTAGACAAATCTTGTATTTGAGCTATTGTTTGATAATCATTCGTACCTTGATTTTTACGAGTTATAATACCTTCAAATTTAATTTTATCATTTACAAGAATATCTGCGTTTAAAATATCATTTACTGTAGCTGTACCTGCTAATATGTTTGTAAGCAAATTGCTTTTAATAACTTCTTGTTCTTCCGTTTTAATTGTCGTTGCTTCTTCATCTAAAATATTTTCACGATTTATAAATTCTTTTAATTCAGTAGTTAATGTTGCTACTAAATTATTTTTTTCATCAATAGAAAAATCTTTAAACGATGTGTTTTCAATTTCTTGGATGTCTTGTGTAACTAAAGAAACGCCATTTGGTTTTTGTAATTTTTGTTTTAAATTATAAACAGCAGTTTCTGTAACAAGTTCAACATTAAAATTTCTTATTTTAGCATCTATTGATGATTGTGTTTCTTGATTGTTTTTTACTCTATTATTAAATTCTAATATGACTTGTGATTTATGAATTTCAGCATTTTGCAAATCACCACTGCTTGCTGCTGTTTTTGCTTTATTTTGTTCTCCATCTATAAAACTTAAAGAAATTTCGTCTGCTTCTTTTTGTTGTGTTTCAAGTTGATTTTTGTATATTTTTGCAGATGTTTCTGCTTGTATTGCATTTAAATTAGTTTCTACTTGAGTTTTAAAATTAGGATTTAAATTTGATAAAACGACTTCTTTGTGAGCATTTATTGCATTTGTATAACCAGTTAAATCATTTTCAAATTCAACGCTTAATTTTGCATCTGCTTCATTAAAAGATATTTCTTTAGAATTTACATATGCTCGCTCAAGTGTTGCATTATAAATTTCTGCACCTCTTTCAAAGCGACCTCTTAATTTTATTTCTCCATCTGTTTCTTCAGCTTTTTTAACATCTTTAATAGCTTCTTCAGGAGCTTTTTTTGTCGCTTCTTCTTCAGACAATGTACGAACATAATTAGTAGCATTTCTAGCTAAACCTGCTAATTGCTCCATTTTACGAGCACGAGATTGATCTAAAGGCGAGGGCGTAAATGTTCCAAATCTTTGTATTCTTTGTATAGCCATATTACTTAATCGTCACTAAAAATTGTGTTAATATCTTTGCCTATTTGATCTGCATCTCTCATAAGAAGTGATACTCCTTCAATAAATCCTGATTGCTTTGCAAGCTCACCTTGTGTTCTCAAATTTCTTAATCTATTGCTTAAATTAACAACATTAACACCCGTACTTTCGCCTAAAATTTTAGATGTTTCTAAAGCTATACTTGACGGTGTTCCTTCTGCTTTTATTCCAGCATTTGACAAAGCAACAATATTTGCAGCATTAATAGCATTTAATTGTTCTTGTCGTTTTAATTCTTCTGTTTGTGCAGCAAATTTTTCTTCTTCAGCTCTACGCTCAAGTGCTTCTTGCTGTGCTTTACCAGCTTGTATAGTTGCGTATGTTTGAGCTGCTGTACCTGCTAACCCCAAAGCTGCTAAAATAATTTGATACATAAAAAACCTCTATAATCTAATTATGAAGATTGTACTTCATATTCAATCGCTTGTATGTGAAATGGCATAGGATTAGGCACAGTTATTTCTGGCACTACTTCTATGCTCCAACCATTACCACCGTTATTATCCTGTATAACGCCTGTAAATGGCGATAAATCGCTATTTAAGGGCGTAGATGATGCTGTCCCAAACTCTAGCGTAGGTACGGTATTACCGTCTATAACAACACCAGCAGATTCTAAAACACGTAAATTCATACGTGTAATCTTTTTATCTCTCATTTGATTTTGACCCGCAATATTACCTGCTGTGGTATTTAATGGCATTGATTTTACTGTAGGTTGAAAGTTAAATCCTACTTGTACATTCATGGTTCCACCACTGGGATCACCCGCTATAATAAATGCCTTTTCTGCATCTGTTAATGTAATTTTACCATTTTGATTAGAAACTGATGTAGCTGCTACAGTTTTATTTGGTAAGACATTACCTCTTGCAACCAGGCTTACTGTAAATCCTGTCAAATGTGCAGAAGATAAAATTAATTCGTTGCCAACAATACTTGTTTGACTTAATAATTTTATTCCAGAATCAAGTAAATATGTTTGATCCCATCGTTCTATAGTGTAAGTTGTTGTAGTATCAGTAGTTCTTTTGTTTACAAAAAATAAATCATTGTGCACTGTAGATACAGAAATAATATTTAAAGGATATACTGTGCCTGTGCTTCCGTTTGTCCATTTTGTAAAACCATTTATATCTTGTGATCTCAATGTATTCAGTATTGCAGCAGAACCATCTTGATTAACTATAACAACATAGTTTGCATCTTCTGTTGTAGAGCCACTTAATACACCTACGTCTGCTGGATCATCAATCAAATGAGAAGATAATACTGATATGTCAACCGAATTGTATGCATCTTCGTTATAGTTATATAAATACTGTCGTAACGTCTTTCCGTTTTTATCAATAAATAATGTAGCACCATCTAAAGATTTTGCTTCTAAAAATTTAGAACCATGTTGTGTTTGCGCTTGTATAGATACTGTAGATGGTGTATTGCCTGTTAATAAAAACTCTGCGCCTGATGTAAATATTTGCAATCCTCTATCTGGATTAATATCTACTATTTCAGTAAGATTTCTTGCAGATATTGTAACAAATATACCTTCATCATCATCACCTTCTTCTGTAAAGAAATCAAAAAACGATCCAGCCCTAGATGCAAATACACTTTGACGTTTTGATTTACTGCCACCAAACCACAACCTGCCTTGGAAAAAAGTTGCTGTTCTTGGATATCCTCTTGTTTCTGACCAAACATCTTCAGACCTTGGTACACCAGCAGCAGAACGTGTAAATGTAATTGCATCTGTTGCTTTGCCACTTGTAAAAAATCCAGTAAATAATTCATATGTTCCTGATGAGTTGCCATCTAAAGTAATTGTGTATTGCAATGCGCCTGTTCTTGTTACAACAATTCCATCATCGCCAAATATAGGCATATCTTGTAAATTTTTACGTATATTTTCTATTGTAGAAGATTGCTCATTTGCGTTACCATCACCAGCAAAACTAATATTTTTACTCAAAACTCCTTCTACATCTATTTGAAACCTATCTCCTATTTGTACGCCAGAAGATGCATTACTTGGAAATGTCATTACCTGCACTGCTGCGGTAGGTGTTGGACTAAGAGCATCATTAAAATCAAACTGAGGTATATTTAAAAATGGTATGTTATCTATTACAAATGTATTTTCATCTGTATTAATAATTCTTTTAGGAAAATGTTCCATGTGGAACATCAACATTACATTTTCTGTTTGAACATCTCTTACATCTTGCACTTCTGAAGATGCAAAGGGCACTGTTAAAAATTCTGTTATAGATATGGAGTTAGGTGGTGCTACCTTCATTGCATTATTTACTCTGTAAAATGACATATTTCCAAACGAATCAGAATGATTTACTGCGCTATAAGTAAGTGTTGGACTGCCAGCTAATGTGCCTGATGAGGGTGGTGCATTAGTTCCTGCGGTTCTTTCTGCTTTTGCAACCCCACTTACAAATGATAAAACTCTGTAAGTAGCACTATTTACAGTGTAACTATTGCCTACTGTTGGTGTGCCAGTAGCTATTGTAAAATCAAATGTATCAAAACCACCTGTTAAAACACCTAAATAATGTCTGTCTGACTCTATACTAAAGTCAAAAGTTTTTGCTATAGATGCTGTTGTAGACGCAAATAAAACATTAAATTCACTTAGTGATACTTTAAGAGATGATAAATCACCTGTGTCGTTTGCTCTAACAATTCTAAAATATTTAGCATCTACGGTGTCATCTACTCTTGCTTTTACAGATTGTGGATTTTGTGTAACTGTAAGGGTTTTTAAAGTTCCAAAAGATACATTATCTACAGATGATTGAACTAAAAATGTTGCTGTGCCTGTTCCTGATAATTTAATATCTTTTACTTCTACAAACTTACCTCGACTACTTTCGCTTGCTAGATTGTAAAGTGCAACCACATAATCTGATTGACCAGAAGTTCCTAAAACACCTAAGTTTGTTGTTGTTACGCTGACCGTACTAGGTGTAAAGTCATTTATATTAGCTGCTGTACCACCATTTGGTAATGTAATAAAAGATGTTCCTACAAATGGTGTAAATATTTTTTCTGCAACATCAATATGTTGTGTACCAGGTCTTCGCTTCAAACCACCTTGCGGTACAATAACTACGTTTTCAGCAGTTTGCATACCCTTATAGTATTGATCAATATCAACTCTACCTTTAATAAGGGGTGATAGCTCACCACTCATAAAAGCACTTTGGAAAAATTTTGACATGGGCATAATTAGCCCCTTACATCAACAAATGGGTTACTTGCTAATGGTTCAACAGGATGTTGTTGTGAATCAGTATATCGCGCCATACGTGATGCATTGACGTATTGCCTTGCATTAGCATCCATAGCACTACCGCTATCTCGTATAGAAGGTGCAAAATCCATAGCTAATGCATACTCTATCATCTTGCTAAAGTAAACAGGCCATGTAGATTCTGGCGCATTGTAAATATAATCTATATGCAAAGTAGATTTTAAATTAGAATACAATTTATCGCCATACAAATTAAAAGGTACAGACGGATTTGTTTTAATTAAAAATAATAAATCAGAAGGTAGCTGATAAATAGAATCCCACTCTGTTCCTACTGGGTCTTCTGACGTAAGATTTAATGATGCTTTTTTTCTTGCAAAGCTCCATTTAAATTTTGTTAATTCATTTTGCACAATATTATCGTACAAATTATTTGCGACAGTTTGTGCTCGTGAGTTACCTGTCAAAGATGTAATAGGTAAATCACCAATTAAAATTAACGCATTAGATATAAGACCTATCTTAGAAGCCATAATTTACCTCATAAGAAAGGGGGGATAAACCCCCCATTCCATTTGGTTAGTCACTGTCTGTAGCAGATATTGTTGTACCGTCTGTAATATCTATTGCAGAACCAGTATTACTATTACAATAACTAATAGTTACTGCTGGTGTGCCGCCAGTTGAAGTTACTAAAAACATAACATCATTCAACTTAATCTCGTCTACTGCGTCTAGGAAGTAGTTAGCTGCCCTGACTGTTGCTATTGCATCAGCAGACTTGTAGATCCAAACAGCACCTGCATCACTGTTAGCTGTACCGATACGTGCTAAACTTGATCTTGTAAAAGCCATTTTGAATCTCCTTATACGTTATCTTTATATTCAACTTTGATAATACCTTCAGCATCCCTGACTACTGCGCCAGCTTTTAACATTCCGTTACATAAGAACGCTGTCCTCTCTGGTATGTAATCAATAGATGTTTTCATTTCTATACCAATAGCAAGTCCGATTGCTTCTTTGTGATAGAAGAATGAATCAACGGTATTAGAAGTGACAGTCAAACCGCCTTCTGTCCTTGTTCCAACAACGTGTACAGCAAAACCAGCAAGTGTGTTTATATCACCTGATACTAATGCTTTTACAGTTTGAAAGTCAGAAGAAGTAGCTTTTGTATCCTTCAAAAGTCCTTTTAGTCCGTCACCATTTATAGCAGCGTGTAGTTCAGTGCTAGGAACATTTTGCTTACGCAAAGTTGCTTGCGCTTCTACAACCTTGTCCATAGTCAAACCCGCACTTCCATGCGCTATAGTTGTTGGTGATGCTCCATTCATAACATCAATGATAAGCTGATCTTCCCTTCGGCTTAAAGCACCAGCAATAGTTGTTGCTAGTTCTTGCTTTTCGTCAAAGTTTACTTCTGCTTGATCAAAGATATCTGTGTATTCTGGAGCGTTCCAGTTCTGCATAGTTGCAGTCTGTACTTCGTGGGTAACATCCATAGGAGTTACTAAGTCAGCAGTTGATTTCTGATTAGCAAGTCCTTTACCCATTTTACGAAACTTATATGTTTCGCCTACTACATTATTTCTAACAGTTACGGAGGGCTTAAGTAATCCCATGCCAGCATATGCGTGCTTAACTAATGAGTCAAACTCAATAACCGCTACCGCTGTTAGTGCAAGATTCTTACTCATAATTATATCCTCAAAAAGAGTAAATTAAATTTTTTTTGAGGTTTTAGCTGAGTACCCAGTAAATGGTCAGCATCCAACCTAAATTTACTGGGCGATATACGGTATCCAGTTGTCCCGATTATAACTTAAGTTTTTTATAAATATCAATCAGTTCCAGCAAATGCTTCTAACATTCTTTTTACTTTGCGGTCATGCTCTATATTTACACTTCTCAGAAGATTACCGTGCTCATCTTTCTTAAACATTTCTTCTTCTATCATTTCCATAGTAAGCCCTTCAGGATTTGGCCCACCTTCAATCGGTAACTTGACTGGTGCAGTAGCTTGCACAAGCATTTCTACTAGCTCTATGTTTTCAGCAGTTGTAACAAGTGAACGTGCTTTATCATAAGTATCAGGGTCAAGATTATTTTTAAGAAACCCTTCAACATTTTTAATCCTTGTTTGTGCGTTATCACCTAGTTTTTCAAGCTCTAGCTCTTGACTAACTTCTTCTACTGCTTGTTCTTGTGCTGTTAGTAACTCCCATGCTTCTTCAAATGCGTCTGCACTCATGTTTGTTTTAGTAGCAAAGGCTTCTAACTCTTGATATAAGGCATCATCTTTTTCAACACCTTCTGGTGGCTGATAGCCATCTTTTGGTGATCCTTTAAATGATCCAAACTTTTTAGATAGTTCTGCATAACCTTTTGCTTGATCTGATACGGTCTTATATTTTTTATCTAGCCAGTCTGGAGCTTCTCCAACGCCCTTTATGCCTTCTGCTAAAAAATATTCTCCTTCTGCCAATGTTGGTTCAGCTTGATCTAGCAGGGTATCGTTTGTTGTTTCTTCAACGGCCTGTTCAACTTCTTCTGACATTGTTATTTCCTTAAAGTATTTCTGCTTGTTTAATTTGATTAATTACAAATTTGACAACACCTGACTCACCATCATGGTATGCAGCTTCATAATTAATGTTTGTAGAACCAAACTGTGTATCATTATCATAGATAAACCGCTTGGTTAAGTCCGACAAAATACTTTGTCCATCTTCAGATGTAAAGACTCTGTGATATTTTTTTGCAAGCTCTTTGTGATTTTGCTTGCGGATTTCTGATTCCTTTTTAGCTTGCTTTGCTAATTCAGGATCATCTATGTTAGTCCAACTCATTGTTGTGGCATAGGCCTTTCAGATGTTTTCATACCAGCTTGCTCTGCTTGTGCGCCAGCTTGTATAACTTGTTCTTTTTCTGCTTGCGACCTAACAAGTTCTGCTGGCATACCAGTTTTAGATGCAACCCAAGCACCAAAATCTTCTAATTTAAAACCAATTAATGCTTGATCTGGCCCTGCGTTTTGCATAACAAACTGTACTGCTTGTTGTACATTGATAATATCTTCACCATCTTGCGCTTTTGCTAATGGCGATAAAAATTTAATTTCTACTTCTTTGCCATCTAACTCTATAGGTTGTAGTAAACCTCTACGTGTAAGTATATAAGTAACTCTTTTAAGTATTGGTATCAAAACTTCTGTTTGTAGCCTTCCAAATGCTGATCCTATTCTTCTTGCAAGCTCTCTGGAATCTAAAGCTATCTCTGTTGCTGATCTTACTGGCCCTGTAGGATCACGCAAATCATTAAATAATGTGCGTTTAATTGCATTTTGTAAATCTTGTACCTCAAACTGCACTAATGATAAGTTTGTGCCTGTATCTAACCGTTGTATAGATGGGTTTTGTGAATTGTTAGAGCCTACAGGTATAACAACACCTGGACTAATTACAATGTTGTATGGATTTGTAACGCCATCATCTGTAGCTGTGTACATGCCTGACAAGTCTATGGCTGCTTTTTGCAATACAAACTCTTTTACTTTGTTTAAAGAGCGCACATCAGGTAATGCTTGTACTGCTGGCCCTCTACCACGTATTTCACCTGCTGTTTTTGAGTATCTTCCTGTTACCCAAGGGCTAGACTTACCATAGTCTTCCATCCAACTTATGCCATTGTCTTTGTCACTCCATACAATGCCGTAATATTTTTCTTTTTTTGGATCAAAAACAACACCCTCACGTATATCACACTCTGTATCAGGTTTATTTTCCATAATAGACTGCATAGTTTGCGTAGGCTTGTAACCTCTGTACTTGCGAGGTATATCTCTAGCCTTCATTTTAAATCTACGCCAGTGTGTTTCTACAGTTCCGTATGGGCCTTCTTCAAATGCAATACCTTTTTGCGGTATAGCTGTAAATACGATAGGCATATCATTGTCATCAGCTTCATCAATACGTAATGTGCCTGTGCCTACTAATAAATCTAGTGCGTGCTCAAAAAATTGTGTAGCAAAGTTTGATCTGTTTATGTAATCAAAAACTATTGTTGCTTGATTTTCTAGGTTTTCGCGTATATCTTTTTCTGTAACATCAAAATTACCTTCTGCTAACTCATTTACAATCTCGTTAGAGGGGGCAAATGTAGCCCAACGTGCTTGTATCGGTGCAATGTTTTCTTGAAGTTTGCTTGCAGCTTGTTGTATAGCTTCCATAGCGGTTGAATCAAAAATACGATCCATTTTTTTTTGACCTTTTGCAAAGTCATCAAACAAGTTTCTGTTAGGTAAAAAATATTCGTAGACATCATCTAATAAATCATGCCAGTTTGACATTCTTTTAAATGCATCTGCTTCTCGTCTTTTAATATCTTCGTATGAACCTAACTCTTTTGGGATTTGCATAATGAATACTCAGTTAGTAGCTTGACATCCTACCGCCTTCAGTTCTGTTGTTTGACACACCTCTCGTTCTAAATGTGCCACCTCCTCTAGTGCCTAGCATACTTCCTCTGCCTGTCCTCATAGAGCCACCAGTTCTTTTACCAGAGCCAGTAGATGTTTGTATACCAGGTGCAAGTAAAGAAGCTGCGCCTAATCTACCGCGTGCAATCGCTTTTAATCTCTTTTCTGATTCTTCTATCTCTTCATCAAGCCTTCTTGATTGTCTTTCAACAACTGCAAGCTCTTGCGCTGTGGGTTCTGGGGCTTTAGGTCTTTTTAAAAATCCCATTTTATTTCCTCATATGCTTTAATAATTGATAGGGCGTAAGAATAAATGGATTATTTATTCCTAAAAGTTGTTTGATGTGACCAACACATGTATTTAACATAAATAACGGCCTTTTTTTTTCTATTGGAACATAGTCCACAATAGCATAAATGTTTTGGATTATACTATCTTGGTCTTTTACAGTAAATAAATCAAATCCTTCTTGTCTTTTGCCATGAATTATGTAGCCATTAGGCGATGGTTTTACTAAATAACAATGCCGACAGCCTTTTTTTAACAACCATGACCACCAATTTGTCTTATCATCTTCAAAAATTACAAATACTTTGCTAATCATTAAAATACGCTAACTTGCACTTTTGCTGTTGTAGGTTTAGAAAAGTTAGATACTCTAGTTAATGCGGCTCTGCCTTCTCCTTCACCCTGTAATGCGTACTCTAGGGCTTCTACTGGGTGCGAATATTCGTTTTTATCTGGTTCATCAGTGTATTTTTCACCTTGAGTTTGTACTCTGCGGTAACAAAACCCACCCTGAAGTCCTTTTCTTATCATAGATGCCTTTGCTAACACCAAAAATCTAGGCTTTCCATCCATGCACATTTCTTTCATAGGTACTTCTAGGGCTGCTCTACGTTTCATAGGGTCATTTGTTATTGTAGGCTGACAGGGTATACCAGCTGCACGCAGTATTTGAAAGGGTGTATCAGAGTTTGCTTGATTTTTATTATTACCAGACGGATCGCCCCATCCTTTGAAAGTGTTTTCTGGGTAATGTTCTTCAATATATCGCTTGAGTGATGGCGCAAAGTCTATTGCACCTGAGTCTTGCTGCACAAATTCATCAAAACATATCCACCTACCCATAGATGTACGCTGTAAAAACGCACAAGCTGGTGTTCTACCAAAATCAAAGCCTAAAATTATGGGTGTAGACCTATCAACTGCAAAGTCTATGTGTTGACAGTGTACGCTATCAGTATACATAGGATGCACAGGCTTGCCATTAGAAACAAATCCATACTCGTTTGCTAGATTTACTTTTATCCAATCATCAGATTTACCTTGCATGCCGCGATCATAATAGCCATCAGGCAGATTTTTTATGTTTTCTGCACGTTTATTGACAGCCCAACTCTCGCCATCTTTGTATACACCACCAGGTTGTCTAAAAAATGACCAGTTATCAGGGCGTTCTATCTCTGCTAGTTTAAAATACCAATGATCTTCATCAGGAGCGTTAGAATCGCCTATAATTCCATGATGTGTAGCTGTACATCCTTCTTTATTTGATGGGTATCTGCCATGTCGTAGGTCTAACATGTCCAAAACGGCCTTAGAATGCTCTTTCGTCTCGTTTAGCCACACCCAGGTAGTCTGGATACCCCTAGCCTTTTTAACGTGCTCTGGGCGATCAAATGCGATAAAAATGACATCGCAATGAACGTATGTTCCATCCTCAAGTTTAAATCTTATAAAATGTGTTGGTGGTTCTTTGTTGCCTTGTTTGAACTCACCCAACTCGCCATGTATTTCTAGCCAGTCTTTGATGGTGGTAGAAAAGAGTTCTGAGTAAGTATTTCGTGCTGCAATAATACGCGATAGTCTGACATTGTAATTTTTATGCGTTTTATTCTTAACTGGCTCTTGCTCACACATCAAATCAAACAATTTAAGAATACATTGTACGGTTTTACCTGATCCCAACGGCCCCATGATAAAAGAATTACGCGCACGACAATCGTTGAATTGTTGAAGTACCTCACCCTGCGGCATAAGGTTATATTCAATACGCATTACTTAGACCAATTAATCTTATCGTAGTTATCTTCAAAACGCTGTCTAGATGTCTTAGTAGAGGTTCTAGGCATACTACCCTTACCTCCGTTATATTCAGGGAAATACCTATCACGTGTCTCCTTATCCAAAGAATGTACATGATTAGGCCCCTTTTTACCACGACTGCTCATTGATGTCATATTTAATCCAATTTTTTTTTGTGGGGGATATATATATACATATGTACTGCGACTCCGACAGGGGGGTCGTTATTCTGTGCTAGTACTATCTGTGTCTGTGTCAGCACCTGAGAACACTTTGCGTTGTACTGATACCACTAGCTCATTATCTGCTTTAACTTCTACAGCTTTTAACTTTGGTTCTGTGTATTGTGCTATACGATCCCATGCGTCAACGCTAGCCCGTAAGGCAGTAACATCATTTGATTCTTTTGCCATCTCATCAAGTCTGACAGCGTTATCAGCTAGCCTAAGGATCGGGTGAAAGCTAGCCCCGTACATATCTTGGAGCCTGGACATCAAATAATTCTTGTTGCGGTTGGGTGAGCCTTTTCTACTGGGCATATATAAACTCCTATTTTCACACTTTGTGATTAAGTTATTGTAATCATTGAATAAATAAAACACAATAAAAACGCTCTTTATATGTATCTCTCCCCTATATATTAGACATATTTAATTTATTTTATCTTTGCTATTGTACTCTGTGTGCCAATAATATAATATATCACTTCAATCAACTTAAAAAAGGAATGTAGTAATGGAATTAACATGTAGTGAAAAAATCAATGATCAGTTAGCTGATAGAGAAGCGGACTTCGCCAATGCTTACTATTATTTTAGTCAGGCAGACAACTGCACAGAAGGGGGAAAGATTGGTTTAGATTGTTTCTTTCCTGATCTAAAAGATTATGAATCATTCTTTGATTACATTAATCAATATGGTCTGAGCTGGGATTATGTAGAAGCAGAAGACGAAACCGAATCTAGATATTATCGCTATCAGTTAAGCTGGGGCGGGCCATCTGATGAGTTTAGAATATATATAGAAGATTGCGAATTTAATCCAAATGATGGTTTTGATTTTGCAACCATGAAAGTTTTTTATCATTTCGCTGATTGGTTTGATGGTGCATTACTTGAAGTATCAAAAACATCAAAAGCGTTTGAAGCGTGCCGTCAACTAATGGAAGTGGAGGATATGCAATGAAACCAATTAAATTAACTGATGATCAACTTTTATTGTTAATTGATATTGTTCACAGATCAAATGATTTTGATATGCATATTGATGGAGAAACTCTTATAGAAGGTTATCCTTCCGTTGTAATGCTGCAAATGTATTACAAATTAAAACGACTTGAAGACATATTGAAATCTACACATGAAAAAAATATTGTCTTTTGTCACGTTACACAATCACATGTATTTGAAGAAGATTTGGGATGGGAGGTTAAAAAATGACTGATTACACTTGGGATATACCAACCAGAAATATGCGCGCCCTGCGTTATATTGCACAGAAACGCTTTGAACAGGCCGAAAAACGCCATATAAGGCTCATACGCCAACGAAATCGGATTACAGGTGTTATGACTACGGGTATCGGTACAATCGCTCTAATGGCCTTAATTTCAATTAGTGCACTTGCGCTTGTAACTTTTTTAACTGTAATTTTTAGGGGGTAATATGAAAACCACAATACAAAAAGCTATATATGAAGTGATGAAAGACGGAAATCTTTACACGATTTGGGATTTAAAAGAGTTAATTGCATTACGTTATGAAGTTTACTCAATGGAGACTTCAATAAGTGCGATAATGCGCTCGTTTAGATGGGATGAGAATCGCGCCAGATTTAATTTACCTAGAGATATAAATGTTGAGGTATTGGTCAAACAAAACCGACCAAATGGTAAAGGCTATCTTTATAAACTTATAACAGAGGATAAATGAGATGAATGTTTTATCATGCTTTGATGGTATGGGTTGCGCTAGGATAGCCCTGGATAAACTTGGAATACCTGTCAATAATTATTTTGCTGCAGAGATAGATAAGTACGCTATAAAAATTGCAAAGAAAAATTACCCAGACATTTTCCACGTTGGAGACATTACAAAAATAAACGACTATTTTGAATTCTGCCAAGGCAATACACCCATTGATTTAATGATCGGTGGGTCACCCTGCCAGGGTTTTTCATTCGCGGGTAAACGACTTAATTTTGATGATCCACGTTCTAAACTTTTCTTTGAGTTTGCCTGGTTCTATTACCGTTTAAAACCAAAATACTTTCTGCTTGAGAACGTGCGTATGAAGAAAGAATGTCAAGACGTTATCTCAAAGTATCTGGGTGTTGAACCTATTGCCATAAACAGCAGTTTAGTGAGCGCACAGAATCGCTACAGACTTTATTGGACAAACCTACCTTTTGATAAACTGCCAGAAGACAAAGGCATAATGCTTCAAGATGTTTTACTTGATGATGCTACTGAGCCTATGTTATCAAATATCTATGGTGGATTTGGTGAGAAGAAACCAAGGGTGCATTATGGAAAGTCAGTCACCATGAGAACAGGCGCTGGCGGTGGTCATATACCATCAGTAACAATTAAGGATGGCATTAGACAATTACATCCCATTGAGGTTGAAAGATTGCAGACAGTTCCCGACAACTATACTGAGGGAGTATCAAATACTCAAAGATATAAAATGTTAGGAAATGGTTTTACTGTAGATGTTATCTGTCATTTATTGAGGGGCTTGCAACAGCCCCTTTCTTTTACCAGTCAATATCATCATCAAAATTATTATCAGCTATCTTTGGTTTAGTGTTTTGAGGTTCAACGGTAGGGTCACTTTTAGGATAAACCACTTTAGCTTTACCAATATTTGGCATTTCTGGGAGTTCAATCCCATTTCTTTGATTGTCAAAATCTTGCTTGTTTAATGCTTGACTAACAAAACCGCTATTTCCGTAGTCATCATAGACTTTATCAGTGTTACAAAACACCGTAAAGTTTGCGTATTTACCACCCTTTTCTGACTCTCTAATCCTAGATTTATCTATTTTTGTTAAATCCATATCAAAATTAATTCTAAAATACATATTACCCTGCCATAAGTTGTTTGAGTTGATTTGATTGTTGCTTGTCTATCATTGTGTGCAAGAACTTCAAGTCAAATGCACTAAGATTTTCTACTTCGTTTACCACATCAAAGTATGCATCTGGGTCAGACAATCCTATTTGCACATCATCTTTCAGCTTCTTCCATTGATTACTACCATGGCTGCTTAACTGTCTGATCTTATCTTTTTTAGCACTTACCTCGCCACGCCTAAACGAATTGAACAATCCAGTAGCTTGATCTTCTGTGCATTGTGACAACAATGCATGCATGGTTAGACTGTCATTACGTTGCAGCGCATCATCAAGCATAGCCTTTTGTTCTAACGTGTAAGATGGTTTGACCGCAAAATCGTCAGCTTCATCCTCTGAATACACATCACCATGCAATCCGACTAGCTTGAGAATCACCCTATCTTTAGCACGTTTCTCAGCCATCGCAAACGGATAACTATTCTTGCAGTTGTAAGGGGCTGACTCACCTACTGACCACTCCGACTTGTTGCCTAGATGACCAGTAACTAACACCGCTACTTCTTTGTTTTTAATGCTTACCTCTATAAACTCAGGCTTATCAAACTGTATGCCCTTAAATGCAGCTAACTTCTCAAGTGTTTTATGCTTGATAACCATAGTTCCATGACAATCCCATAAGTTATCATGGTCTGGTTTGATTCCCATCTCTTGAAATACTTTCTTTACATTATCTGGTATGTTTGTTTTCATCTTATAACCCCAATAATTTTTCGTGAAATTGATTTAACGGATCTAGCTTTGCATCGTCCATTTGTTCTTTTGCGTACCTAGCACCATAAGCCCAGTCATATTCTTTTGATTGTCCTGGCATATGTGGCTTACCTAACTGACAGTCAGCATCACCACGATCAAAATCATTTAACCTTTGAAGTAATTTGTACTCATCTTCAGTTAGACAATCGTGACACACGTAGGTTGACCCATCGTCAAAGTCTCTTTTGTTGCTGCATATACCGTAAACATCAGACGTTACATACAAGTAACTATCTCTGTATTCACCACACCTATCACAATAAGTGATCTCTTCATTTGGAAATTGCCATCCCATTTTACTACTCCCTTTTATTTATTTATTGAAATAATGTTTTACACATTGTACCATAGCATAAATAATTAGTACAACAAGTATAGGAATAATATGAATATTACCAAAGCAATGAACCATTACATGGATCAATTAAACCTTAATCAATCGCAGTTTGCAGTAAAATGCGGCATGTCAATATCTATGACTTCAAAGATTGTAAGGGGCGAAAGGATACCGTCAGTAAGCACATTACAAAAAATATCAGATGCTTGCGAAGTAAAACTATCTGAATTTATTAGGGCTGCTGAATGAACGCATATAATTTTGTAAAGCCAAACTATTACGCAGTCATACCAGCTAGTGTTAGATATGATAAACGTCTAACAGCAAATGCTAAGTTGTTGTACGGTGAGATAAGCTCATTATGCAACAAAGAAGGCAGATGCTGGGCAACAAATAATTACTTTGCTGAGTTGTACGGCATAGACAAACGATCTATTCAGAGATTAATACAATCACTGCATGCACTTGGTTATATAAAAATGACTGTAGAATACAAAGAAGGGACAAAAACAATTAGCAAAAGGTATGTACAAATTTGTCATGAGGGTAGCGACAAAAATGTCACCCCCCCTGGTGACAAAAATGTCACCCATAATAATACAAGTATTAATATTAAATTTAATATACCTACTATTAACGAATTAGAAGAATATAAAAATAAAAAAGGTTATCAATGTGATGTACAACAATTTTATGATTATCATTCATCAAAAGGGTGGGTAGTTGGTAAAGTCAAAATGAAAGACTGGAAACGTGCATTATCTTATTGGGAATCAAACGACAAAAAAAGGAGAAACAACTATGGAACAGCAACAACTAAAACAGCTTATGCAGCAAGCATATACGACTACGAAAAAGCCACAGACTTTTAGCAAAAATCAAAAAGATGTAATCGCTTATTTCTTTTTTAGATTGCAAAACACTTATGGCATATCACGTATGCAAGCACAATGGCCTGATGATAACTCATTGTCCCTGGCAAAGAGAGAGTTTGGCAAGTCAATAGCAAAGATGAGCAGAGAAGAAGTCAACGCATTGTTTGATGAACTTCATGCAGAAAGGCAAAAAGGCAACGATAAGTTTACGTTTCCCGATATTGATGCAATACTTAGTTTAGAGAAAACAAAGTACAGAATAGCTAGATATCATAAACTGTATATACCTCACCAGTTGCAGCCAGATAGTCAAAAAGAAAGGCGTGAAAAAAATATAATTGCACTTGCTAAACTCAAAGAAGAGTTAGGAATGAATGCATAAAATAATTTACAGGGTATACAAAGGCCGTACTCGTAAACTTACTTACGGTGAAAAGTATTCTGCGTCAGATATTGCAAAAGCATTTGATAGATCGCCAACATTTGTTAGAAAACGTCTTAGAGACAAAGATTGGTTTGATGATCAGGATATGGAGAAACGAAAGTATAAACCGTTTGTTACTAAGAAAGAAAAAAATCAATATAATCAAGCACTCAGTAAAAAATGGTTAAGTAAAAAGTTGGTAAAATAATATGGCGCGGCATTGGCATGTAGACAACGATCACAAACGAGAATGTTTTAAAAAGTTTGTTGATGAGATATGTGAAGAGCATGATTTTGTTACGTTTATTTGTAAGACTAGCCGACCAAGAACCCCTAAACAACAAGCAGCACTTGAGGTTTACTTTAGAAATGCAGCAGGTATTTTAAATGATGCTGGTTATTATCATCAACTTAACGCTGAGTTTTTAAGGGATGCTATTGAAATACCTTGGACTCAAGAATCATTTAAAGAGTTTTGGCGATCAATACAGAATACGATGTACGGTGTATCATCAACAAAAGACATTGAAGCAGACAAAGTATCTGAGGTCTATGATGCAATTAATTTAGCATTAAGTGAGCGCACAGGTATACATATACCCTTCCCATCAAAGTCAATGACAGACGAATGAGTCAGAAACTACGCAAAAAGTGTCTAACTGCACTACAAAAGTTAGCCAGAATATCTGCTGCCGATCAATTTGGTATGGTGCAATGCGTATCATGCGAAAAAAAACTGCATTGGAAAGATGCAGATGGCGGCCACTACATAGCTAAAGGAAGCTCATCATACTGGGCCTTAGAAGTAGAGAACGTGCATCCACAATGTAAAGGCTGTAATTGTTTTGGAATGAGCAAAGGCAGCGCAGAAGGTCAATATACGTTATGGATGATTGACATGTATGGTGAAGACTTTGTAAGACAGATGCATCAAGACAAACGCAAGTTAAAAAAGTTATACAAAAAAGACTATGAAGATATGCTGCAACACTTTAATGAACTAATTAAATACCATGAACAAAGATTAGCTTGCATTGATTGATACACGTGGTATAATTAAGTTCCTTTTTTAAGGTTGATACCCCCTTTTAAAGCCCCACACAGGGGCTTTTTTTGTTATACTGAAAAAATGGAAAAGAAAAGTTTACTTAAACGTATCGGTGTATCAGGTTATAACAAGCCAAAACGCACACCAAATCATCCTACAAAATCTCACGTTGTTGTTGCAAAATCTGGTAATAAAGTTAAAACTATACGTTTCGGACAGCAAGGAGCTAAGACTGCTGGTAAACCAAAAGCTGGTGAATCAGATAGGATGAAAAAAAAACGTGCTAGTTTCAAAGCAAGGCATAGAAAAAATATAGCACGAGGTAATATGTCTGCTGCATACTGGGCAAACAAAGTTAAATGGTAAAAGGAGATTAATCATGCCATATCATAAAGGATCAAAGAGCAAACCAAAGCCAAAGAAAAGTAAGCCAAGGAAGTAACGTGGCAAAGGGTACAAAACATTACTTTGCTGATGGCAGAGAGTACACAGGTGGCACTCACAAAATGCCAAATGGTGAAACGCATAGTGGTTCAATGCATACGAGAAACAGCAAAAAGTTGTTTCATTTCAAAGACTTATCAGAGAAAGCTAAGAAAAAAGCTATGGGTAAATAACTATGGATATGAAGAAAAAGAAAAAACTTACTGCACGACAAAGAAAACTCGCAGCTATGTATGGTGACAAAAATAAAATTACTCGCGGTGATGTGATTGCTGCTGCTAGGAAAGGTAAAAAATGAAACATAAATCACGTGTCAATGAAGCTGGTAACTACACCAAGCCAAAGATGAGAAAGAGTTTATTTGAAGCTATCAAACGTGGTGGTAAAGGTGGTAGACCTGGGCAATGGTCAGCACGTAAAGCACAGATGTTAGCAAAGCAATACAAAGCTAGGGGTGGTGGCTACAGATAATGTCCCTCAGAAAGCCACAGAAATCGCTTTTAGACTGGGGTAAACAAGACTGGGGGACTAAGTCAGGTAAACCATCTACCGTTGGCCCTAAGGCCACAGGAGAGCGTTATCTGCCACGTAGAGCTAGACAGGCATTATCATCTCAAGAATATGCAGCGACCAGTAGAAAGAAAAGACGAGACACTAAGGCTGGCAAACAGTTTTCTAAACAACCAAAACGCATATCAAAGAAGACAGCCAGGTATCGTTAGTAAGACCACATAACAGGCGATGATGTTCTGTTATCAACGTGTATAAATGTTTTGGCTATACCTACACCATTAAATCCCATCTCTACAGCGTTCTTTACAATCAAGTATCTCTCCATACCATTGTTTACTTTTATATCAGATGCTATTCCTTGTGCATGAGTGCCAGGCTTAGCTTTCTTTGATTCAATACTATGCGATGGACTTCTGTATCCACTAGTAATGATAAATGGAAAACCACATTCATGTCGTAGGTTATCAAGCTTACGCAAGAACTCAAGACACATTTCATTCTCGCCTGTTTCCTGACAATCAAAGTCTGTTATATCAAAGTATTTCACGATATCTTACTTGGTAGGCTTTTTTTTCTTTGCAACTGATTTCTTTTTTGGTGTTGCTTTCTTCTTGCGTACTGTTTTGTATGCTTCATTTTTATTAGGCGTAGACTTATCATCAGCAACGTACTTACCTTTCTCATCGCGGTTACGTACTGTTACATCTTCTGTGCCTGTAAAAAAATTAACAACACTCCTAAATAAACCCATAATTAATCTCCATTCTCTGGTATTACTTCTGTAGTTTCTGGCCCAAAGAAAAACATTATACCCCACAATATGCCAAGGAGTACAAATAATCCAACAACATGATACCATCTGGTCTCTGCACCATTATAATCTTGCAGCCATCCCATATCATTTTCTCAGACTCATTAACTTGCTAACACCACGTATACCAAAGCTAGAGCTAATCGCAATAAACAGCAAGTATTGATACCAATCTGGGAGCGTGGATAATGCATCAAAGCCTAGATGCACTCTGTCAATGACAGTAGTATCGCCACTTGCTATCGCATATCCCACCATAAAGATAGGTATGCTAAGAACTATTGTCCAGAACTCATCTTTCCAACTATCTTTAGATGACTCTGCCATGATCTGTTCCCAGTTAGCATCATTCTGTATGACATTCATCTTGGCTTGATGCTTGGCTTGCTTTTCTTCTTTCTTGTTATTGAGCCATGTACCTACAAGGTTAGATACTGGGCCTATAAAGTTATTCAGCATTTTCTTCAACCTCAGGCATAGGAATTACATTTAGGCGTGTGACTTTTGTCTCATCTGGAACCCATTCAGGACGACAGAATATAGAGCCTTCTTCAAACCCTTGAAAATACTTGCGTTCACGAGTCATCTCTTGAGCTATCCACTCGCAATGCTGTGCGTTCATAAAGTATGTTTTCTTAGTGTCATCTGGAACACCGTTAGTGATGACTACCAGTGCAATCACCAGCTTCAACTTTATCGCCTTTCTTTCAGCATTATCTCTATGAGTGTACCCAACTTCTCATCAGTAGCTTGACTAATTTCTGTTTGCTTTGCTAAACCATCAGCGATAGTTTGTATAGCTTGTTCGTTTAGTTTTGTGCGAACAGAGTTATCGGTAGTTGTAGTCTGTAATGTCTCAACAACACTAGCCACTTTCTTCACTT